CAAGGTGATCCCAAAATATGAGATAACGCCGCCGCTAAAGTGGACGACGAGGCTGAGCCAGATCGCCGACGCGCTCGGCATCGATCTGGCGGAGTACGGATACAGTCCGCCAGACATGGCGCGTCTGTCGCATAAGATCGCGGAGAGCACGGCGCGGGTGCAGTGCAAGCGGCTCAAATATCACTATCCATACGAAAACTTCGGACGACAACTGCAGGCCGCGAGAGTGCTGCACGGTCTGACGCAGCGTCAGCTTGCCAAGGAGCTGAACATTTGCCCCACGACTGTGGCGCTGTGGGAGCTTGGCTTCCGGCTGCTGCGCGAGAAGCGGCTGACAGCCTGGGCTGAGGTGTTGGGCGAGGATCCTGATACATGGCTCAAGCTCCGCACAGCGGCAGAAAAAGCGAGGCCCTGACCGCTGTCACGGCCAGAGCCTCAAGGTAAAGAACTGCATAAAAAATTATACCACAAAGAGGAGGCGGATCACATGAGCACGGAGGAGCAGGTGGCGCGCTATCTGACGGAGCGGGCGATCCAGCGCGGAGAATGAGCCGCCCGGCGCAGCGCGAGCTGCTGGAGGAGGCGATCAGGCTGCTGGGCGAGGCTCGGCATCATATGGCCGACGTTGAGCGGCTGCACGACGACAAATACATGCGCGTCAACGCCGCTGCGCGGGCTCAGCGCTCGCTCGCGCAGATCGGCGTGATCCTAAAAAATTTAAAAGATTATCACATCTAAGGAGGCTTGAGTCATGGCTATCAATTTAAAAAGCACCGCAACGATCGCCAGCAGCGGCGTCAAAGTGCTGGTCTACGGTCAGGCGGGCAGCGGCAAAACGACGCTGATCCGCACGGCACCGGCGCCGCTGATCCTGAGCGCCGAGGCGGGGCTGCTCTCGCTGGCGGGGACGGATATCCCGTATGTGGAGATCCACAGTCTCGCCGAGTTGTCGGAGGTGGGCGCGTGGATCGCCCAGAGCCAGGAGGCGGCGCAGTACCGGACGATCTGCCTGGACTCGATCAGCGAGATCGCGGAAGTGTGCCTGTCAGAAGCCAAGGCCACGCTCAAGGACGGGCGTGCAGCGTATGGCGAAATGGCGGATCAGATGAGCAAGGTCATCCGAGCGTATCGCGATCTGCCAGGGCGAAACGTCTATTTTACGGCCAAGATGGACAAATCGGAGAGCGACACGGGCGCGCGCCTGTTTGCGCCATCGATGCCCGGCAAAACGTTGACGCAGCAGCTGCCCTATTTTTTTGACGAGGTGCTGGCGCTGCGGCTCGTCACCGACAAAGACGGCAACACCGGCCGCGCACTGATGTGCGCGCCGGACACGATGTGGACGGCCAAGGACCGCAGCGCCCGCCTGGCGGCATGGGAGCCGGCAGACCTGGGCGCCTTGTTTAACAAGATCGCCGGCAGCGAGCCGCGCAAGATCAAAGGCACGAGCCGCGCAGAGGCCGCGGCTGCACGGGCTCAGATGGAAACGGAGGCAAAATAATGCCAGACATTGCAGTGATTGTGACGAAGCTGGCGGACGCTAAGGCCGCCGAAGAACGCGCCAAGGCAGCGCGCATCAGGATCGAGGAGGAGCTCGCCGCGGCGATCGGCGTGCCGGAGTCGTGGACGGGCTCGACGACGAGCGACATCTGCGGATATAAGGTGACGTGCGCGAGAAGGGACAACGTCAAGATCGACGCCGATGCGGTGCGCGGCATCATCGCAGAGTCGGCGCCGCTCGGCGTCTACGCTCAGCAGATTTTTCGCTGGAAACCTGAGATCGATAAAAAGGGCTGGGACGCAGCGCCGGATGAGGTCGTTAAGGCGTTCAGCGCGGCGATCACGCGCACGCCCGGAAAGATCAGCTTCACGCTCAAACTGAAAGATAAAAAATAGGAGGTCATACTATGGCAATTCTTGATGCGGCTTTTATCTCTGATTTCGCGCAGGTTAAGGCAGACGACGGCGGCTACTCGCCGATCCCGGCCGGGGAGTACGTTTTCCAGCTCACCGGAGCAGAACTTAAGCAAACTAAGGATGGCTCGGGGCAGTATATCAAAGGGGAGTTTACGGTCATCGCGCCCAGCTACCAGGGGCGGAAAGTCTTTCAGAACTTTAATATCTATAACCGCAACTCCGAGGCGGAGCGGATCGGCCGCTCGCAGCTCAAGGCGCTGGCGATCGCCGTCGGGCTCGATACACTGCGCGACACTGACGAGCTGATCGGCCGCACGGTCGCGGCCCGTGTCAGCATCGAAAAAGACAAGAGCGGCCGCTATGACGACCAGAACAGGCTGAGCAAGTACAAGCCCGCCGACACATCGGCGCCGGCAGCCAGCCCGATGTCGGCGCCGATGCCGGCCGACGGCGGCAGCTTTGCGGCCGCGTTTGGCGGCGCGCCTGCGCAGGCCAGCGGCTTTGCTTTTAAATAGCCGCATGAGATGGCTGCAATCCCTGAGCCGCTGCACACGACAGCGGCATTAATCGACAAATGGTATGAGGAGCACAGAGAGCAGCCGAGGCCCCATCTGGGCGCCTCGCTGCTCGGCCATCCCTGCGAGCGGTATCTGTGGCTGTCTTTTCGGTGGGCAGTGCGTGAGAACTTCTCGGGCCGGATGCTGCGGCTATTTGAGCGCGGTCACCGGGAGGAGATCGCCATCGTCGGCTGGCTGCGAAAGATCGGCGTGGAGATCCATCATACCGACGCCGACGGCGAGCAGATGCACGTCGATCTGGCGCCTCACGTCGGCGGCAGCGTCGACGGCATCATCGAGAGCGGCGTGCCGGAAGCGCCTAAAGCGCGGCATATCGCTGAGTTCAAAACGCACAATAAACGCAGCTTTGACGAGCTGGAGCGGCATGGCGTCTACGAGGCCAAGCGGCGGCACTGGTGTCAGATGCAGTGCTACATGGCCGGCACAGGCATCGACCGCGCGCTCTACGTCGCCGTCTGTAAGGACGACGACCGGCTCTACACCGAGCGCGTCGAGTATCAGCCGGAGATCGCGCGGCAGATCATCGACCGCGGCGCGCGGATCGCGCTGACGGAGCGGATGCCGCCGCCGATCTCGACGGATCCGGCGTGGTACCAGTGCAAGATGTGCGGCTGCTGGTCTTTTTGCCACGAGACCAGGCTGACGCAGGAGGTCAACTGCCGCACGTGCGCCCACGTGACGCCGGGGCAGGACGGCTGCTGGACGTGCGCGCTGTGGCGCGGCCCGCTCAGCTACGACGCCCAGCTGGCCGGCTGTCCGTCGCACGTGCTGCATCCTGACCTCGTGCTGTGGAGGTTTAAGGGCGGCGCCGAACAGGGGCGCTGCGCGGTATATGAGATCGACGGCCATGACGTGCTCAACGGCAGCAGCGAGATGGCGATCCTCTCCAAAGACCTGATCGCCGGCGTGAGAGCGTATGAGACGCCACAAAGCGGGTGTCCGTTTTGATCGCGGGGCTTCGTGATTATCAAGAGCGCGCCATCACAATGACATATGAGTGGATGGCGTCCCATCAGGGCAACCCGTGCATTGTTGCGCCGACGGGCAGCGGCAAAAGCTGGATCATCGCCGCGCTGTGCGAGGATGTGCTGCACCGCTGGCCCGACACGCGGCGAATTCTCGTGCTGTCGCACGTCAAGGAGCTGCTGCAGCAGGACGCCGACAAGATCATCAAAGCATGGCCGGAGGCGCCGATCGGCGTCTACTCGGCGGGCCTGGGCTCGCGCCGGATCGAGCGCATCACCGTGGCCGGCATCCAGTCGGTGTATCGGCGGGCGGCAGAGCTGGCGCCGGTGGACGTGGTCATCGTCGATGAGGCGCATCTGATCAACTTGCGCGCCGTCGGCATCTATCGCCGGCTGCTGGACGACCTCATCGACGACGACGGGCACGGGCCGAGGGTGATCGGCCTGACGGCGACGCCGTACCGGCTCGGGCAGGGGATGATCACCGACGGCGACGAGGCTCTGTTTGCCGGCATCGTCGAGCCGGTGACGATCACCGAGCTGGTCAGTCGGGGATTTTTGGCGCCGCTGCGGTCAAAGCTGACGCAGGCAGAACTGGACATCAGCGGCGTGCACACGCGGGGCGGCGAGTACATCGAGAGCGAGCTGGCGGCGGCCGTCGACACTGATGACGCCAATGCCTCGATCGCGCACGAGATCGTCGCCCGTGCAGATGGGCGGCGCTCGTGGCTGGTGTTCTGCACCGGCGTCAAGCATGCCGAGCACATGCGCGACGCGCTGCGGGCGCAGGGCATCGCCGCCGAAGTGGTCACGGGCAAGACGCCCAAAGACTCGCGGGCGGCGATCCTCGATGCGTACAAATGCGGCGAGATCACGGCGCTGACCAATGCCAACGTGCTGACGACCGGCTTTGACGCGCCGGACACGGACTTGATCGCGTTCTGCCGGCCGACGCTGTCGCCTGGGCTGTATGTGCAGATGGCCGGGCGCGGGATGCGGCTCAAAAGCGCGGACCGCGCGCAGGACTGCCTCGTGCTCGATTTCGCCGGCAACGTGGCACGGCACGGCCCGATCACGGCCGTCGAGCCGCCGAGCAAAAAGCACACCAACAAGGTGATCACAAAGGAGTGTCCGCAGTGCGGCGAGATCGTCGCCGCGGGTACACGGACCTGTCCGGCGTGCGGCTATGAGTGGCCGGCGCCGGAGCGCAAGGAACCGGACCAGAGCGAGCTGGCTCTGGACGGCGTGAGCGACATCATGGGCGAGGCGCCCGTCGTGACGCCGGTGCGCGGCTGGTGGTGGTACAAGAGCAAGAGCCGTGCCAGCGGCGTGCCGATGCTGGTGGTGGACTATCAGACGCGGGACCTCAGCGCTCCGCCGCTGCGCGAATATCTGTGCCTGATGCACGGCGGCTATGCACAGAACAAGTCATTTAAAACGCTGCGCGAGATCATGAGATGCAGCGGCATCCTCGACCGCTATCCGCTGGCGGAGTCGCTCGATCACATCAGCGACGAGGAGGAGCTGACGCAGCTGGCGGCGATCATGATGACGGCACAGCCGCCGTCGGCAGTGATGTGGCGCCATGACGGGCGCTATCAGAGGATCACGGAGCGGGCATGGAGCAGGGAGGAGGTGAGCAGCAGTGGCGATCCTGCCGACGGGATGGAGCGACACGACGCAGTACACGACGCCGCCGGCGCAGCAGGCGCTTGAGGCGATCCTGAGCGCCGACATCGGCGCCGAGCTTGACAGCGTGGAGCTCGACGGGCGCGTGCATCGTTTTAAAGTGCGCGGCGACAAGGCACGCCAAAAAAGTGGCTGGTACAAACTTTTCGGCGACCGGCTGCCGGCGGGCGCCTTCGGCAGCTGGCGCGGCGATGTCTGCATCAAGTGGCACGCCAGCGGCACGCAGCTGCTCACCGACGCTGATCGCGAGGAGATCGAGGCGATCCAGGCACGCGTGCTGTACGAGCGCGAGCAGGAGGCCAAGCGGCAGCACGCGGCGGCGGCGCAGAGCGCTGTGCATATCTGGCAGACGACAGCCGACGCGGCATCGGATCATCCGTACCTGACGCGCAAGGGCGTTAAATCGCACGGGCTGCATCAGACGGCCGACGGGCGGCTGGTCATGCCGATCTACGTGGGCGACCGGTTGACGTCGCTGCAGTACATCGACGGCGACGGGAGCAAATGCTTCCATTCCGGCGGCGAGGTTGCGGCCGGCTACTACATGATCCCGGCGGCGCAGCACGAGAGCCGCACGCTGTACATCTGCGAGGGCTACGCCACGGGCGCCAGCATCGCCGAGGCGACGGGCGCGGCGGTGGCCGTCGCGCTCAACGCCGGCAATTTGCTTAAAGTTGCGCCGTGGATCCGCACACAGCTGCCGGACGGCGATCTGGTGATCGTCGCCGACAATGACGCCAACGGCGTGGGCCAGGAAAAAGCGCACGAGGCGGCAGCCCTCAGCGGCGCACGCGTGATCGTGCCGCCGGAAGAGGGCGATGCTAACGACTACGCCCAGCGGGGCAGAGACCTCGCGGCGCTGCTCACGCAGCGGCGGCCGTGGCTGATCAAGGGACGCGATTTTTATAAAAAACCGGACCCGATCAAATGGCTGATCAAGGGCTGGGTGCAGGCCAATGCCATGATGATGTGTTTTGGCGAGTCCGGCGCGGGCAAGACATTTTTCGTGCTCGATCTGGCGCTGACGATCGCCTCCGGCATGACTGACTGGCACGGCCATCGCGTCAAGCCCGGCCCGGTGGTCTATCTGGCCGGCGAAGGACACTACGGACTCAAAGCGCGTATTGCCGCGTGGGTGCATGAACGCGGACGCGACGTCGACGACATCTACGTCAGCGAGTCGGCCTGCGATCTCAACACGGCCGAGGGCTACAGCCGCGTCGTGCGCGAGATCAACGATTACGAGGCGCGGCCGGTGCTGATCGTCGTCGACACTCTCAATCGTTTTTTGCTTGGCGACGAAAACAAGGCTGACGACGCGAGATCGCTGATAGACGCCTGCGGCAAGCTCATGCAGCAATACCGCTGCAGCGTCCTAATCGTGCATCACACTGGCGTCAGCCCGGACGCGCGGACACGCGCGCGCGGCTCAAGCGCTTTTAAAGGCGCGATGGACGTGGAGCTGCTTGTCGAGGCCATCGCCGGCGGCGCGATCAAGGTCACGCAGACCAAGAGCAAGGACGCGGAGTCACCGACGCCGCTGTGCTTTGACAAAGTGCAGACGACTGTGCCGGGATGGTATGACGACGACGGCGATCCTGTCACGTCGGTCGTGCTGGAGCCGGCGGACCTCGGAGAGCGGACGGAGCCGAAAAAACGCAGCAAGGCGGCGCAGCGCGGCATGGACGCCTATGAGCAGGCAGCCAAGACAAAAGGACACATCAACGCCGACGGCAGCTTCGGCGGCGTTGATCCTGACGACTGGCGCGAGGCTTTTAGAGCTCTCGGCGACGAGGACGAGACGGCAGACGCGACGCGATCGTTATTTTCGAGAGCAAAAAAACAGCTGATTGAGAACGGTGAAATACGTGCTCAAAATCTGCGCTTTTATTTGGACGGAGATCTGGCCGA